CCGACGAGCAGCGTGCGGCCGCCCGGCGGCACGTTCGCATCGTTGAGGGCGATGCGGGCGTCGACGATCGTGTCGTACGGGTTGCTGACGTCGAAGGCGATCGTCGTCTCGTAGGTGCCGCCAGTGAACTCGGTGGCGACGAGGTTCTCGATGCCGCGGGCGACCGAGGCGACGACGGGGTTCAGCACCTGCTCGCCGAAGTTGGCGATATCGAGGGTCAGCTCCTCGTCGGTGATCGCGACGGCCTTGTAGACGTCGGTGTCGAGGGTGACGTCGATCTTCGTCTCCTCCAGCTCGTCGAGCGTGATCGGCCCGGCGGCGCGGAGGACACGGGTGCGGGCGACGGCGTAGGCGGGCACGCGGATCGAGACGGTGTCGTTCTTGGCACCCTCGAAGTTGATTCCGGTGTCACGCCAGACGAGGGACGGCAGGACCACCTCGCGCTCGAGCAGGCCGAGCGCGGTCCGGACGATCACCTCCGGCTTGAGGAAGGCGTTGGCCATGGGTCTTTCTCTCCTTGGTCAGAGCTGTTCGGCCGGGGTGGTCGAGGCTCGGTGGTGTTACGACGTGCGCGGGACCTGTGCCGCGAGCTTGCGCGGGTCGGTCTCGTCGGGCGAGGTGGTGGGATCTCCGCCACCCCTGAGGCGCTCGTGGGGGCGCCCGGTCGGCTTGCCGCCGTTGCCGTCCGCAGGCTTGAACGATGCCAGCAGCTCGTCGGCGTCGGCGGCTAGTTCTTCCTTCGTGCCGCCGACCAGACGCTTCGCCTGGCTGGCGGTGAGACCCTTCTCGAGGGCGACCTCGAGTCGGAGGGCGCGGGCCTCGGCGTCGGTGCGGGCCCGTTCGACGTCGGCGAGCTTGCCGGTGAGCTTCTCGGTGTCCGACTTGCCGGCGTCCTCGAGCTCCTTCGCCTTGGCGGCGAGCGGCTCGAGTTCCTTGGCCTTCGTCCGGTAGGCGGCCGCCTCGCGGCGCGTCTTGGCGATCTCCTCGCGCGCCCACTCCGGGAGGGCGGCGAGGGCGGTCGGGTCGGGCGCGGCGGGCGGATCGGCCTTCGGGTCGGGCGGATCGGCCTTCGGGTCGGGCGGATCGGCCTTCGGGTCGGGCGGATCGTCCGCGGCGCCGGCGACGACGGGGAGGCGGGTGCCGTCGGCGAACAGCCACCAGGGCCGGCCGTCGACGTCGATGCGGATGGGGTCGGTGGTCATGGGTTGCCCTCCTGGGGCTGGTGTTGCGCCGCCTCCGGGGCGGCCGTGGGGTGTTCCGATTCCGCTACGGCGCTTGTGGCCGTCAGCGGCGCATGAGCCGGACGATGGCGGCGACTGCCATGACGCCGAGCTCTACGACGACCCACCATGCCTGCGTCTGCGTCATCGCTGCCTCCGTCGGGGTCTAGGGCGCCTCGACGGCGGCCCGGAACGCTGCTCGAGCTTCGTTGGCGGGGAGGCCGCGGGTGGTGTCATCCCACACGCGGCGTAGGGCGGTGGATCGGGGAGGCCAGGCGGCGCCGCGGTTGTAGACAGGCTCGGCGGTGCAGTGGCAGCGGTCGTGGGAACGAAAGCGGACGGTGTCTTCGCGGTAGATGGGCCCACGGGCGGCGACCATCGCGCAGAAGGCGCAGGGCTTGCCGCCGGTGACGCGGGCCCAGCCGGCGGCCCGGGTGTCGGCGTCGACGGTCTGCTCGATGGTGTGGCGGCCGCCGTCGAGGGCGTGGCGCATGGCGGCGGCGGCGGATGCGGCCTGGGCGGTGGCGGTGGCGGCCGCCAGGGGGACGAGGCGGGCGGTGGCGGCCTTGAGTTGCACGGGGCCCGTGACGACGAGGGACGTGGCGAGCGCTTCGGCCGGCGCCGCCTCGGCGAGTATGGGCGTGAACGTTCCGGCGTCGACGCCGAGCTCGAGGGTGCGGAAGACGTTGAGGTAGTTCGCGGCGAGGCGAGCCGAGTCGGTGCGGTGTCCCTGCACCAGAGGGACCACGAGGGATAGCCAGCGGTCGATGGTGGCGTCGAGGGCGGTGGGGTCTAGCAAGCGCCACGACGCGACGATCTGGCGGACGACGTCGACGCCTAGGCGTGTCTGAGCGAGGCGGTGCGCTTCGGTCAGTCGGGCGGCCTCAAGCGTTGAGGCCATCGCCGGCGGTCTGGTTCTCGACGAGCTGCCGGACGAGGGCCTCCATGGCGCCGCCCTCGGCCGCCATGGTCTTCGCTCGTTCGACGTCCTGCTGGGTCCAGCCGGGCACCTTCTCCCACAGCATCTGGACGGGCACGCCGAGCATCTGGGCGAGCTTGCCGAGGGCGTCGGCGGCCTGGGCGAGCGATCGGGACTCCATGTCGCGCCAACGGACCTGGGCGCCGAAGTCGGAGGCGCCGGTGGTGTCGCCGGCGACGTGGGCGGATAGGCGCAGCGTCTGCTCCCACGACTCGCCGAAGGTGTGCTGGCGTTCGACGACCTTGCGCGTGAGGGATGCCTCGGCGGCCGCTAGCGCCTCGGCGGATAGGTTGGCCATCTGGCCGAGGAGGTGATGGGGCGGCGTCTGGGTGACGGCGGCGAGGTCGCGCACGTCGGCGTCCCGGGCGTCGATGAAGCCGGACAACGGGGTCGCCGGCAGCGAGCCGAACTTCGTATCAGGGTCGGACGCGATGAGAATGTCCTCGACGCGGAGGCGCAGCTTGTCGGCGGCCGCCTCGGTGGGCGTCTCGGGCTTCGCCATGCCGGCGATCGTGCGGACCACCCACGACGAGAAGCGCTGGACGACGAGGCGGTCGAATGTCGTCTGGTCGATGCGCGACGCGACGGGGATGAAGGGCTCCACCTCGCCGGGGACGCGACCCTCGAGGTCCATCTGGTTCGCGAAGCGGACGACGGGGCAGACGCCGACGCTGTGCTCCTCGTTCGTGACGTAGACGATGTGGCCGCCGGTGCCGTCGGAATGGAGGCGGTGCACGGTGTCCTCGTCGTAGAGCTTCAGGACCCAGCCGAGGCCGCCGTCGATCTTCGCTGGCTCGGCGCGCAGGGCGTACCGGGGCCACTCGTCCTCGGCGACGTTCTCGTAGAAGGCGATCATCTGGCGGGGCGACACGCCGCGGATCACGGGCATGGCGGCGCCGGTGATCGTGGCGCCCGGCAGGACGGTGCAGTAGGCGAGGCCGTAGGCGAGGGCGGCGCGATGCACGGCGATCTGCCGGCCGTCGAGTCCGTTCGCCTGCCAGATGCCCCAGGCGGCCGCCTCGACGTCGTCGCGGGCGTGGCGGTAGCCCTCGACGTACAAGGCCTGGGCGACGTCGGTGACGACGAGGCCGAGCCATGGCGTCTGGGCCCGTTCCGACAGTTGCCGGTACTCGGTGGTCGACTGGCGCGGGGTGTGCGGCTTGTCGTGATCCCAGCGGTACCAGCGGTCGATGCGGTCGAGCTTCTCACGCTCGGCTCGGAGGGCGGGTAGGAGTTCCTTGGAGACGAGTGCGGTGGCTTCGCTAGTTCCGAGCATGGTGCGGTCCTCCCTCGGGGATCACCAGACCTCACCACTCCGCTCGCGACCCTTCTGGGCGTTCAAGACGAGCCGCCGGACCATGCGCGCGCCAACCATGCAGACGGCGGCGTCGATCTTGCGCTTTGATTCACGGTGCCCCTTCCAGAGGGAGACGCCGTAGCGGTTCGGGTAGCGGCGGGCGTTGTGGGCGTGGATGCGGAGCCGGGCGTCGCCGTCGTGCACGAGGCTGCCGTCGGCTATGTCGCCGGCGCACCGTTCGGCGGCGGCGGTGAAGGCCTCGACGCGGGACGGGGCGACCATGTCGTAGGCGACGGCGTGACCGGCGGGCCCGGGCACGGACCACAGCTTCAGGCGGGCCTTGTAGCGGCGGTGCCACTCGTCGATGAGGTCGTCCCAGTAGCGCTCGAGGGTCTCATCGTCCCGGGTGTGCGACGGGTCGCCGAAGTAGCCGACGACGGTGTGACGATCGAAGAACGTGGCGACCGCGAGGTCGATCGTGGCGCGGGGTGCGGTCCAGCCCTTGCCTCGTTCGCCGGCGGGCTTCTGCCAGACGCCGACGGTGAAGACGTAACCGTCGGACACGCGGCAGGCGACGATGGCGGTGGCGTCATCGGACTTGGAGCCATCGAAGAACGCGACGACGGGGTCGGTGGCCAGGACGGGCGGGTAGCCGGGCGGCGCGGCGCAGGCGTCGAACTCGGCGGGGACGATCCACGCATCCTCGGCGGCCGTGACCTGGTTGTACCAGAACCGGCGCGACCGGGAGGCGGGGTTGCGGGTGTCGAGGATGGACTGGACGATGCGGTCGGGGTCGAGCCAGACCGAGTCGCCGCGGATCGAGAGGACGACGTCGCGCGCCGCCTCGGCGGACAGCGGTGCTTCGGGCGGCGCCTCGAGCGAGTCGTACAGGATGCCGGTGGTCAGCGACTCGCCGGCCTCGGCGTCCTCGTAGGCTTCGCGGTCCTGCTGGGCGACCGATTCCTCGGACGGTTCGTAGGCGTTCGTGATGGCCAGGGTGCGGGCGACGCCACCCTCGGACTTCGTGGCGTTGCGCTCGATGGTGGCCGCCATCTCGTGCCCCTCGTTGTTCGCCAGCCAGTGGTGCGTCTCGTTCTTGAGGACGAACGTGGCGCGGGCGCCCTCGAGGGTGGCCGGCGATGACGTGACGGCCTGCAGGAAGCGGGAGTCGTTCAGGGCGTAGACGAGCTCGCGGCCGATCTGGATGCGGTAGCGGCGCTTGGCCGCCGGCGTGAACAGGCCGGGCAGGAGGCGCATCGTGTTCTTCGTCTGGTCGAGGGCGGTGGCCGCCGTCTGCACCCACGCCGCGGGGACGTCCGTGGCGACGGGTTCGTCGTCGTACCACTCGGCGAAGCGGGCGGGCCCGAGTAGTTCGTTGGCGCCGATGCACGCGCCGATCGGGTCCTTGCCCCAGCCCTTCAGGCGCTGGAGGACGCCGTCACGGAACAGGAAGCGCCCGGTGTCGTCGATGGCGTACCACCAGAGCAGGAACCGGGCCTGCTCGAGCGTGAAGCGCCACGGGCGGGCGGCGCCGTGCTGCAGGTTCGTGCCGCACCAGCCGAGCATCTCCCAGCCGATCGTGCGCTCGGGTAGCACCCAGTGGCCGTTCGCCGTCGCCCAGGTCGGACCGATCCGCACGGGCTCCCACGGCAGGCCTTCCCACGGGAACGACGCCGGCGCCGCCAAGGCCTCGCGGTACCAGTCCTTGACGGCGTCGTGTTCGGCGTGGGGGTCGACTTCGGCGACTCGTCTACGCGCCACGTCCCCAGCGTGCGTTGGCGGCGGCCCGGGCCGACGCCGATCGTGCGACGGCCTCGGTCTCGCCGTCCTCGGTGAGCTTCAGTTGCGCGAGCAACGTCTTCAGGACGGCGCGGTGTTGGCGGACCTCCTGGACGAGGGGCGACGCCACGGGCTGCCCCATCGAGCCGGGGACGGTCAGCGGCGCGTCGCGCAGCTCGCCGTCGATGCGGTCGACCAGGTCGGCCTCGCGGCAGGCGTCCTCGAGGATGCGGAGCTCGTCGGGGCGCAGCGTGAAGTCGCCGACGATCCGGTCCCAGAGCCGCTTGCCCTGGAGGCCGAGGTGGGTGGGGCGTCGCGGTCGTGCGACGAGGGGCGGGGTGGTGTCCATGCCGGCGCCCTCCTGGGGCTGGCCGCCACCAGGGCGGCCCGGTCGGGTTACGGAAGGGGTCACTTCGGAAAAGGCTTGGGGGTCGGACGCAGGACCTGAGTTGCT